ATCATCACGATCATCATCTTCATCATCCGTTGCTGTCTGAGCCAAAAGCTGTGCATCAATCACTTCATCTATCCTATCTAAAGGAATCATGTCTTTTGAAATAAAAATCCGGTCTCCACCATTAACGGCTTCAAGCTGATGTGTTTTTTCTCTGAATTCATTTAATGTTATTGTCGGTAAACCAACATGAATTCTTCCCTCTTGTACTTCAATTAAACGATCTCTTGGAATAGGATTTTTATGTCTAAATTCAATGTTTTCATTAAATGAGGGCATTACCTCTTTGGTAACTTCCTCATCCCAAAGAGATAAACGTGGCTGTACTGATTCTCTATTAAAAGAAATATCACTTTGTACATCACCTGACCTACCATTATCTCCAAACCCTAACTTTGACTTAGGAACTCTATAAGCAGCAAAAACCTTTTCCATTGTCCATTTGGCAAGGTTTAAAAATTCAAAATCACGGTTTGCATATGACACAGGTACTGGCTTTAAACCCGAATCTAAAACAGCTACATCGTGGTATGATCCCTGATATTTTTCTCTCCAACGTTCTTTTAATTCATCAGCTTTTTGTTGATCTATTTTTTCATCAGTAGTTAAAGCAAAATCAATTCGGGCTGAATTCTTAAAAAAGTCCCTTTCATAAATTTCTATGTAAGAATCAATATCCTGGGCATAAGCTTGTGATTGAATCGGAGATGCACCAATGTAAGGATTAAGAGGATGAACATAAGTCAAACATATTAACTGGTTTATATCAAAATCAATAAATCCAGTACCACTTTTAAACTGATATTTAACTGAAGGATTAACAAGATCATCAGAAACATCACACTTAATAAAGTCATTCATATTCAAGGGCCAAAGCTCCCATACCTGCCCTAATTTGTTTCTTGCCATATAGACAAAAGCCATTCCACACATGTCTAATTGAATTTGGCAAAAAGCTTTAATAAACCGAAAACTCATTATATCATTAGGACTACGAAATGGTTTTGTATAAATCTGAAACCCTTTATTCTTAGTGGTTAATTCTTCTCCCGTATTTTTATTATAAAAAGAATAAGGTAAAGTAGAAATACGATCTGAAATTAAACTCACACAAGAAGAAACCCATGATTTGTATTCAGCTAATTGAATTCTTGGTTGTGTTTTTAAATTAGTAACACTACCGGATTTTTCCCTCCGCATCATTGTAACTAAATCATTATATGATTTCTTTCCATAGGAAATCTCAAAAGGGCCGATTTTCATATTCCTTCTCCTAATGCTGTGTTTTTTACCGTATTACGGAATAACACATCAATAAATAGATGGGCCAAGACTACCACGAAATAGTTCTTTTGCTCCCTCTCTTGCAAACCAAGAAGCCATTACTATATCGGAAGTCTCAAAAAATGGATGATGTTTAAATTCTTGATAGGCCACATGCCAAGGATCACGTTCATCAATATTTCCAACTTCAGGTTTATCTTTAAAACACCACATCCATTCTTGATTTTCAAATTCTTTATCAATGGATGGCAAACCCGTAATTGGATCAGCTTTATTGCGTCCGGTTAAAAATGGTTCTACTCTGATTCCATAACGTCTAAATTTTTCATCTCCTAAAGATGAAATAAGCATATCAATGATTGCTTCTTGCACACCATTGTTTTCCGCTTTATAAAGTTCGCAACCATACTTCCTAAAGTATTTTATCATAAGAGGAATCAATTCACCTGTACCTCTTAATCTATCAATCTCTAAAGGAATTTTCATACCCGTTTTTTTATGAACCGCAAGAACCACTAATACCGTTCCAGGTCTACGTAATCCAGCAAAGTCGATACCACCAATAAAAAACCAATTGGTAGGATCTTCAATGATTGAGGTAGGCTTTACTCCGTAGTGACAACACTTGAGGAAATGAGAAAAGGTTTTATCTGAATCGGTGTAAGGTATTAAACGATAACCACGATCAAAATCTCTTGTGCCTAATTCTTGATGCTTCATTAAAAGATCTTTTTGATTAAATAATGACCAAACAGGAAAAAGCATCTTCCTGCCAAAAGAATCTTCATATATGAGACCATCCTTATTCTCTGCAACAGCAATACTCATCCACGACCATATTGGATTATTTTGAATTGATCCAGCTAAATCATTCTCATGCCACTTATTCATCATAACTAATGCTTCTGAATCTTGTGGTATCAAACGGGTTAACCAAATATTTTTAAATATGTCTTCAATTTTAACCCTTGTGGTAGGTTCAAGTACTGCGGTTTTAAGATCCTGGGGATCATCAAAAATTATAAGATTAGCACGTCCACCAATAGCTGTTGATTGAATACCATAGGCTTCAACAGTTCCATCTTTTAGCATTGCTGATCTTTTAACAATGAAACGTTGGGAACCCCAAATGGCGGTAGGGATAATGTGAGGGGCAACTCTTTTGAAATCTTCATCTTTCTGAATATAATCTCTACATGCTCTACATCTTTTTACTGCTTCAGTTTCAGAAACATGAACAAGTTTTATGAGGATGTTTGGATTTTCAGCAATTCGATATAAAACATAACCTGTACATAACTGCTCAGTCTTACCATGACCAAATGCTCCCAATACAAGGTATCTATTAAAACCTTTGGATCGGGCAAAACGCATGAAGCGGTGCATAATATTATGAACCGCTTCATTTCTAACTATTCTTCCTCTGGTATCTTTTAAAATTTGTTGAACAAACCACTCAGATTTTTTAGGAACCATATCCTCAAATTCAACATTAATAGCATCAAGCAAATGAGCTACTTTACTTTTTAGAAAAGTTCCTATTTCTTGATTAAATGCAGCATCCATTATTTTTTAGCCATTGTCTCCGGTACATAAGTTAATTCTTTCATCTGCTGCATATTAATTACTTCTGATTGAACATCAAGGTCTCTGAGTTTTCCGTAAATGGAAGATCGGACATGAGAATCAAGCTCATTAATAGCATTAAATACCAATTGAATAAACGAATTGAGTTTCAATTCATATTCATGCCGTACCGTGTCTTTTTTCCCGTATTTTTCGGGGTACAAACGCTCAAGGAGCCATCCTGAAGCTTGCCACTGGCCCATGTCTCCAGCTTCTCTAATATTGCCCAAATTATCGGCCTCACACTTCAAAGAACAGGCAACAACAAAATCTTCAAATTCAGGATCGGAACGTAAAACAGAAAGCTTGTATTTGCTTATCCCTGTAAGCTTTAGAGCATCTTCAACAGATAAACCACGCTCCATATACAAACAGATCTTGCTTTTTAAAAGGGTATCCCCTATGGTTTTGGAAATTTTATCAGGTTTGACCTTCAAATTGAATTTTTTAGCCATTCATATTAACCTCCAACCAATTGTAAAATAACGTTATTCAAAAATGTGTCATTATTTTAAATTATTTCCAATGGATATGTCAAGAGGATTTTATGAAAACCAAATCAATTGATAGATTTAATATGCCTGATACACCATTTTTGAGAGATTTTCAAGAGGTAATGTTGGAAAGGATGAACCTGAATTATGATGGAATTGCTACCAAATATCGATGTAAAAAGCTTGTACGTCAAATCCTAAATCGTCCTGAAAAATGCCTAAACATCGACACCAAAAATGGGTTTTTATTGACCTGCAATGTTGAACCGGAGATCTATCTACTGGCCCAGGAAACGTGTAAAAAAATCAATAATTCCGTAATGCCAATGGATGAATTATTGCATCTTCTGCTGGTCTGTTTCATCCTGACCTACCGAAATGAACCCAAACCAGTTTTACCATTCAAGCACATTCGCAAAGGTACAAGTTTAGCCAATCTACAGAAGTTTCAAGGCGCATTCTCACGCTATTATAGCAATTCCGTAAGATCCTTCAAAAACCTGTGATTTAAACCCTTATATATCAGGGACATACAAATATATTGACATTATCTTGGATTATGATAAAATAGGAATATTGTGCGTAAAAATCTTAAAAGGGATGGGTAAGGAGGGCTGACAAAACCCTCCTTACCGGAGGAGGTACACAAGCAGAAAAGAGAAAAAGCAAAAACCCAAACCAAAGATCGTCAAGGCCGGTTTGAAAAGGAGGTAAAGGAACCGGCTAAAACAATCTGATCCCCAATTAACCAGATCGGGGATAATCATTAACCCTGTCAACCATGAAAGGAGTTAATAATGATCAAAAAATACCAACCCCAAAAAAAAGGAGGTATCAATGATTAAAACTAATGTTAAACCATCCGAAATACCTTGTCAACCACTTTTTAAAAATCAATTAAACTTTACTGAGGAAAACCGCCTTTTAGCCGATTGTGGAGAGTATTGTGTGACTATTGTTCAAAAAAAAGATAGTCCCTGGCAGCGACATGCTAACTTAATGGCTTATTGGTACGGTCATAAGCAGACCAAAATATCAAAACTTCAAAAGAATCTGCTACACTACCTGCACCAATGGTATTTCAGTAAAGGAAACCCTGCCTACCTCAAAACACCCAACCTTGCCAAACACCTTAAAACAAGCAGACGTAATACAATTAGAGCTATCACACGTTTAGTAAATCGGGGAATTTTAATCCGATTAGAATATTGGTCGGATAAATATCAGAGATTCAGATCCGTCATCCTACCAGACATTCATAAAACCGTTAACGAAAAATTGGTTTTTGAATTAGAAAAGCAATCTGACAAACTTTTTAATGCCTCTCTAAATAATCCCCAACAAAATCAAGTATCTAAAGAACAAATGGGTTCACCCCCTATAGAAACGGACACACCCTTAGAAACGGACACACCCCCATCATCAGAAACGGACACAGGGGGGAGGGGCCGTTACTTTGGCAATACCCTGAAATCACTACGTATCCAAAAATGTAATATATATACTAATATACTATATACTAACTACTGTGCAAATAACTACTGTTTTAACAAGAAATTAAGTAAACTTAATTTACCTGCCGCTGTCCACAGGCCAGCGCAGGAGGATTTAGGCAATAAAAAACTTCTACCAAGAAACCAATCAAATGCGGAGGAAATTAAAAACATGCAGACTAAATTAAAACCACAGCGTATAATATTAAAAGTTCAGGGTGAACTCGCATATCCACCATCAATTGATGAATCAATTAATATTCTAAAGAAAAAAGATTTTAATATTAAAAGTCTTCCACAAGTAGCAATATCTGATTTATTGTATTATGTGGAAAATAAAATTTTTATGAATGATGACCATAATAACCCTGATATTCAATCTCCTGATTTAAACAGCATTTTTAGACTTCGTATGTTTGATCAAAGTGATTTTGTAGAGCAATATGATTCTAAACTTTTTAAAATGTTGATGCAGCTTTTCACTTATGGTGTTTCTTTTAATAACAAGAATCTAATTATTGCCTCTAAAAAAATTATTGGTTTTTGGAGTGGGTGTGCCAGAAGCAATAAAAATAAAAGTGTAAAATTTACCAATCACAATCCAAATTTAAAAAGCAAAATAGGTTTCAAGATCTACATCGGTATTTTATATCATCTACATTATACCCTCAACTATGATGGTAGTCTTTCTTCAGAAATATATGAGAAGAAATTCATAAGGGCATTGCGCCGGTTTTTTAATTATGCTTATGCTCTGACCCTGCCAAAGAAAGTATCCTTTGATATTGCCCTTACCGATCACAATAATTCAAACCGTTTTCTAAATTGTTTAGAATTAGAGGATGATGATTTTATCGCTTTTATAAACTCCAGCAAAAGAGTGTATCAGGCAAGACCGGAAACTGAAAGGTCATTAAACAATTTCAAACAGATTTTTACAGATGGTTTTTATGCAAAGGACAAAGAAGAAGGCAACAAACGGTTTGAACAATTTAAACCCCGATTCTCAAGATTCTTGGAGGTATTGATTGGCAGGATTGAAAAATATAGTGTAAATGGAAAGCGTGTTGAATTGTCGGGACTCAAGCTCACAGCGGAGACACCACAGGACGTGCCGGTTTTATATTATTACATGGAGTGGCTAAAAATAAACATCTTCAACGAAACGGTATTCAGTTTTGATGAAATGTTCAGCCTAAATAACTGGACAACATTCATAAAAAGTTATATGAGAAATGATAGAGGTTATTCAAATTACTGGAAAATAGTTGACACCAAATGAGAAATTATTATATGTATGCTAAACATTTTGAAAGGAGGTTGTTTTTATGGGCAAAATAAAAAGCGTACAGGATTTTCTCATTTTACCGGATTGGATAAAAGTGCAGTTAAAAATAAATGAGAAAGTGTATTCATCTTATCCTTACATGACAGATGAGGAAGAACACAGAAGAAAAGAAAAAATTTACAAAATTGCAAGTCACTTTAGCAAGATCAAATTTGAAGAATTAGTTGACAATCCCTCCTACACATTAGATGACACTTGGCCTTATATCCTGGAAAAATTTATAACCCCAAAGCTTTTAGATATTGTTCCAATTAGTTTCTGGTGCAGATTTGGTCATTGTCTTTTTTGCGCTCACTGGAAAGGTTATAAAAAAACCCATTTTAAACTAATACTGAAAAACAAGTTTAAAAAGATAATTCCTTTCAGTGGTATTTGTCGGGTTCAAAAAGGAAAGGACAAACGTAAGCTTTTAATTTCCAGTTCTGCCAATTGTTGCAATATCTGGTTGCCTGATCGTTTATATCAACAAATCTTCATGGGAGATATTGAAAAGCTTTTGTTAAAAGATAATTTTTACAACTATGATGATTACGTTTACGATCTGCATAACATAA